TCAAATGAATCTCCCAAATGAATTGCATGTTTAATCTTTCTTTCCTTTAATGTAGGAAAGAAAATATCATCATAGAACTTTTGAAAGTAATCATGAAAAAGTTTGCTGCTCTTCCGAGCCCCATAATGGGTATCAGTTATTAAAGCAATTTTCATTTTTTGGTGGTGTTGCTTCGTGTCCTGTTTATTATAGAGATAAATTTATCACCAGCAAATGTGCCACCAAGACACACATCAATCTCATCACCATCTAACCAGTTCATATCACCATTCATTTTGGTGTGTAACATGGCTTCTTGAATCTTGTCAATAACTTCTTGAGTTAGTTTCATTATTCATCATGTTTGTGATTTAGTTTACCAGACATTTCATATGCACCCTTGTTTCCACCGTGTCCATGTGCAATGCCTAACTCATGCATTTTAGCATGTTCGTCAATAGGGTCTCTTAGATCTTTTTTACCTGGTCCTATTGTAAGGTACAATCCATACCCCATAATAAAGAACAATAATCCTACGATAATAAAAACTAAAATCATTAGTAAAACCTCTCGTTGTATTGTAATCCTCTTTCTACTTCTACTACAATAGCATCCATAATGCGATTAAAAGATCTCGACATCTGACGATATCCAGAACCAACATATAACTGTCCAGCAAATACTGATACTGTTGCTAGACCCCAGAAGATGTAATAGAATTTAGATTTCACTTGGTTTCTTTGTTTTTCTTTAGTAATCATGATTAAACGAAAGTTGCGACTAGTACTATTCTAGCCTTTGTCTTGGGTACATTGTGTGTATGATACCCTTCAAAGATGATTGCATCATCCTCTTTAGGATCATGGAAATCATTCTCCATAATGGTTTCACCTCCAGCATCTGTTAGATATACTAACATATTTTTATGTGGACAATGATGGTCAACATGTATGAAAGTAGTATCCACATCAGGGTCTGGATAAACCATATTAGCAGCAACTCTTAAAAAACTATTAACTTCTATTCTATTAAAATCCAATATCTCTTTAAGAGTTCTTACAGCTCCTTCTATATATTCTAATGAATTCTGAGGATGAGGGTACGGTTCAGCATCAGTTGGTCTTCCTAAGAATGGTGAGATAAATGTTGAAACATCTCCCATCTTATCCATATTCATTCTTGGATGTACAAACAAAGATTTGGATTTAATATCATAGTTATGATAGTTATCCTCTTGCTGTTTATTATACTTAAACCAAGGCATGTCACTTGACATTACATATTTTTTAAAAGCAATGTAATGTTGAGTCTTAGGATTTTTTATCTGAATGATGTCATTCATTTTCTTACTGGAACCTCAATTGTCCATGATGGTGATTCTAATTTAACCATCTTAAACTGTTGTCTGTTCTTCTCATAGGTAGCAGCAGGTTCATTACCAGCAGTCTCACCGTAATGAGTTTCCTTTACACCCAGATATTCTAAGATGGCATCATCAATCATACAGTACAATGTATCCCATGTTAGAGTATCTCTTAATCCAGATGCAATTCTATCAATATCATTCCCATCAAGATACTCACCCTTGCATATCTTACTAGAGTAATCTCCATATTGACTTTGGAGTTTTGCTCTTGCTTCTACCAACTTGTTAAGGTTGATAGTAATCTTCACATCATCATCAATCATTTGAATTCACACTCCAACATAATCTGTGTTAAACATGCCAAAAGATTAATCTCTTGATCTACTACAAAAGCAGACTTGTATTGATACTCTGCAATGATAAGTACAGCAGCAGCAATACTTGGACCTTCCATAATAGTAGAAAGACTGTCGTACAGTTTCCTCATTATAGCAGTAGGGTCACTATCTATATTCTGAGTAACCCACTTCTTAACATCATTAAACTGTTTATTCTTTAGGTACTCTGTAAGTGAATCAATCTTAGCATCACCTAACGCTGCGAGGATTCCAGTATCGATAGAACCTGTTGAACTATATCTTTGGAGTTCATTGAGTGTTCTTCTGAAGTCTGGGAAGTACTTTTGGACAACTGTGGCAACCACTTTGTCATTGAACCGTACCTCCTCTCTGGTAAGGATGTCTCTACACCTATTGAAGAACTGACCTGCAAGAGCTTGTTTAGATTTTCCACGGACATTAAAATCAATTACTGTTGTTCTACTATGTAATGGTTCTATTATTTTATTCTTAAAGTTACACGTGAATATGAACCTACAGTTCTTCTGGAACTCTTCAATCGAGGCCCGTAAGAGGAGTTGTACATCGGGTGTCGTATTGTCTGCTTCATCAATAATAAGAACTTTGTGACGACTGCTAGATGTAAGAGAAACAGTACTAGCAAAGGATTTTGCCTGATTGCGTACAGTGTCCAAGAATCTACCTTCATCAGACCCATTAATGACATAAGAATCTACCCCCAGTTCATTACACAATGCTTTAGCAATGGTTGTCTTACCCACACCAGCAGTACCAGAGAGTAGAAGATTTGGTATCTCTCCTTGCTCTATGAAACTCTTAAAGGTGTCCTTCACATCTGTAGGAAGTATACAATCCTCAACTTTCTGAGGTCTGTACTTCTCTACCCATAAAAAATCATTCATGTATTTAATACCCAAATTAATCTAACAACCATTGCTACAAATATAATATAGTAGGACCACATAATGGTCATACCAATTTTATTATGCCTACTACCTCTGACATATGGATGGACAGATAGATGAGGAGATCTATCCCATCCATCAACCATATAATCTTTAGTTTTAATTTGTCTCTTAGGCATTAGGTTCTAAAGCAATAAAGTATTTGATCCCATCACCTTGGAAGAGAGCAACATTAGATTTGCTTAGTGTAACATTATAATCACCAAGAAGCAACTTAAGATTCTCTACCTTAAAGCAATAACAGAAGTCATCATCTGTTGTACCAACCTGAACTGAATAACTATTCGATGTTTCATTCTTCTTATCAGTTACCCTTAGACTCATCTCTGTACCATCACCATAAAGACACAAGTCTGGTAACTGGTATACACTAGCAGCACGTTGTAACTGCTGTAAAGTACTAGACTCTAATCTAAACTTAACATCCTGAGATGGTAATTGAATTTCCCTCTCAGGTGGTTGGGTAATGATATCAGGATCAGCATAAAAGAATCTGGTCTTAGACCTACCCTTAGTGTCACTCACAGTGACATAATTATCCTTTGATGTATCAATAGTTGGTGATTCAAATAATGAAAGACCACCTAGAAAAACACCTAGATCATAAATTGACAATTGAGATTCAAACTGTTCTTCTATATCAGCTATAGCAAGAATGTTTTTATTGATACTCAATGTGCTCAACTTGTTACCAGGATTGATAACGATAGATTTGTTAATAGAACAAAAGTTCTTTAATACTTCAATTGTTGGTTTGGATAATACAGTCATTTACTTGTCATAATCAACGGAGAAAGGGGTGGATGTAGACTGGAGAGCATTTGCTGCAGCAGTCTTATCGTTAAAGTGTAGAAGGAGTACAGCGTAATGGATAATCTTAATGATGTCCTTACGTGCTGTACCCTTTCTATCATACCTTGAGGCATATTTCAATATGTTAGACCTACAGAATGCCTCTGCGTCACCTACTGAATCAATCAAGTCCAATGTCTGAACATTGTTTGAGGAGTAGTGACCCCTGTAAGTCCCACTGATATAATCAGAGACCTCTTTCAAGATCTCATTTTCATTGTACTTCATCATATTTTATTTCTCCTCCTCAGTATACTCTGAATCTTCTCCTGCGTCAACCTTAGTATAGAGATCTAGGAAAGATTGTTTGGTATCGTCATCAAAACGATTCACACACTTAGTAATAGCATCCAGACGATTACCAAAAATGTCATATGCCTGAACGATATGAACCAAACGACGAGTGGTAATGACCTCATCTACTCCACCATCAAAGAAAGTCTTACGAATAATACCTGCCCACTTGATTAGGTTATCAGTAAACTCTTTCTCACATCCAGCATTGAGTAGGATCTTAGTCTCTATAGTAGAAGTAGGATACTCTTGCTCAAATGTTACAGGAAAACGCTCAAGGAATGCTTCATTAAGAATATTAGTTCCTACAAAACGACCATCCTCAGAACCTTTACCCTTAGTGTTTGCAGTTGCAATAACATTGAATCCACTAGAAGGACGCACATACTTACCAATCTTCTTAAGGAACACTCCTTTACCTTCTAGGACGGACTGGAGACACAAGATCTTGTTAGATGCTAAATCAATCTCATCTAGAAGCAACACAGCTCCCCTCTCAAGAGCTTCCACGACTGGTCCATTATGCCAAACAGTATCACCATTAACAAGACGGAACCCACCAATAAGATCATCCTCATCTGTTTCGATTGTGATGTTAACACGAATCAACTCTCTCTTCGCTGCAGCACATGCTTGCTCCACAGACATTGTTTTACCATTACCAGAGAGTCCTGTAATAAAAGTAGGATAGAATTTACGAGATGAAATAACTTTGCGTACACTATTGAAATTACCAAAAGGAACATAAGAATCATCCTTTTCAGGTATGTAATTTGCAGCAGAATTTACAGCAGGTGCTTCATATGCTTTCTCAATTTGTTCAGCAGTCAAATTCCACTTACCAATACCTGCTTTATAAGACTTCAAACGCTTACA